ATGTGTACCAAATGGACACAGGGTCCGAAGTGCAAAAGGCTGCTATGACCTGTTTATTAAGTCTTTTCAGTATCTTGCAGGAGAAGCAGACAAAGACATGTGGCAGCCCGTAGGGGAATCTACGCCAACATGTACGGGCTGCTAACCAGTTGTTTTTAGTAGGTATTCAGCTCTTGCATTTGTTCCTGTGTCCCGTTTTGTGTACCAAAATGTGTACCAGAAATGACGGTCACGGCGGGGTAATTAGGCCACTATAGCGGCAGCTGCCGCGACCGACGAGTCAGCCGCGGCACAAGTCATGCTACGCGACCCTTTCACAAAGCTCTCGTCCTTGGACGCACGATGCTGACGGATCAGCTCTCGCTCTTCCTCGTTGAGGCTCTCTGTTTCAAAGTTCCTCATGAGAACTTCCCAGACTTCCGGGTAGTAGTCTTGCATAACCACACGGAGCATGTGTTTCTCGTCTACGCCACAAGCTTTGGCTAAAACGGGAATCTTGTTGATTGGAACTTTGGTAATGCCGGTTTTCATCATGCTGATCACGTTGGGCTTGTCGTAGCCCGCCATAGTGGCGATCTCACGCTGTGTCAGCGGTGACATTTCGATGGCGCGGGAGATATACTCATGCGCTGTCACATTCTTTGCCATCTGCTTCTCCTGTTCGTTTCGGTCGTAAGCTACATTCGCATGTTAGCAGGCAGAACATCTAAAACTCGTTACCTTCGGATGTTGCGCGTTTTTACGCTATAGCCTTTTAGTCATATCGTCAAAGTAAGTTGCTGTGATCGGCGGATGTTTCACCCCTCTGTTACATAAGCAAGATTTGAGCCTGATGCATTTTGATCTTGCTCTGCCACAAAGCTGTTGCGATGTTGTTGCAAGTCAATACTGAGTGAGGGACTATGAACAGGATCGACATCACCCGGGCCGCAATCGTCAAAGTGACGCAGATGCTGGCAGGGCAGAATGTGAAGGTGACGCAGCGCGGGGATCAGGCGTTCGTGCTTTGGAATAAGAAGACCCATGAGGTCGAGCGCGTAAACATTCCCCATCTGCCCGACAATGCGTCTGAGGAGCTGCTCGATGCTGTGCAGGGCTTCCTCGATCACGAGGTCGCGCATGTGCTTTTCACAGACCCCAAAGCACGGGTGGATGACAAAGAGCCCAACGCCAAGAAGATCGACAAGATCCACAACATCGTCGAAGACTGTTGGATCGAGCCGAAGATGGTCGAGGCCTATCGCGGGTCGGCTGTAAACCTGTCGAGCGTGCGGCGTGTTGTCTTTCAAAAGCGCATCGGGGAGAAGGTTGCACAGCACCTGCTTATGCGGGGCGGCAGAATGTCTGAGGCCGAAGCTGTGGGGCTGTTGCTTGTGCCGATGATGCGCGCCCTGGCGGGGCATGAGGAATGCATCGAGTTCATGGACGAGGGTGACAAGTGGCAGTTCTTCCCGACGATCTTGCCGCAGCTCAAGCCCTATTACGGCGATGCAGTCGCAGCCTGCGAAAACAGCTATGACACCCTAACACTGGCGCGCCGCGTTTTCGACGAAATCACGGAGACATCAAGCATGCCCGAGCCTGAAGATCAGGATGAAGGCGAAGGCGCCTCTGATCCCGATCCCGATGCTGATCAAGAAGGCGAGGGCGAAGGCGGCGACGAAGAGGGCGAGGGCGAAGGTAAAGACAGCGACGGTGAAGATGCAGACGGCGACGACAGCGACGGCGAAGGCAAAGGTAAGGGCAAAGGCGAAGAGAGCGAGGGCGACGAGGGCAAGGGTAAAGGCAAAGCTGAGCTAGGCCCGGGCGAAGAGCGTGACAAAGGCGCAGCTGACAAAATCAAGGATGCCCTTGATGACGTTGATGATTTTGAGGACATCGCCAAAGAAGAGATCGAAGGTGAACTCAAGAAGGACATTCGCGATGCTGATGGCTGGGCCATCTTCACGAGCGACTTCGATCGCGTGGAAAAGTATCAGGTTTCATCGCGCTTCACCCCAGTATGGCTGAGCGATCTGCAAAACAGTGTCGGCACTCAGATCGGCCCAATGCAGAAGTCGCTGGAGCGTATGCTGATGGCTCAGAAGCGCTCGCACTATGAGCCTGGGCGCAAGACGGGTCGCCTGAACCCTTCGGCACTTCATCGCCTGGGAACGGGGGATGGTCGCGTCTTCCGCAAGAAGCATACCACCCGCATGAAGAACACCGCCGTACAGCTCGTGGTCGACTGCTCAGGGTCGATGGTCTACGCCGGGGGCGGGCAGCGTCTCAAGCTTGCCTTCGAGAGCGCCTACGGGCTTGCTATGACCCTGGAGCGCTGCCGCATCCCCGTGCAGGTCTCGGGGTACACCACCTATGACATTCCCTCCGAGATGAAGAAGGAAATGAAAGAGGCAGAGCAACGCCTCGGGATCAGATACATTGGGCAGTATGACGTGAACCTGATGCTGCTGTTCAAGACATGGCAGGAGCGCATGAACTCCCAGGTCACAAGCCGCTTTGCCGACATGCGCCACGACCCGAATGGTCTCGTTGCGGAGAATATCGATCCTATCGCAATCGAATGGGCGGCGCGCGATCTGATGCGACGGCAAGAAGAGCGCAAGGTGATGATGGTTCTGTCTGACGGATTCCCTGCCTTCAAGGGTGGCAATATCTACCCTGCCCATACCCGTCTGAAGGAGGTCGTGAAGGAATGCGAGCGCGCCGGGATTGAGACTGTCGGGATCGGCATTCAGACGAACGTAGGCGATTTCTACCCCAAGAACACGGTAGTCCGCGATGTTGAAAGCCTTGGGAGTACGATGATGCAGGAGATGCGCAAGATACTCCTGCGCTGATCTTTTACAAACCTAGAGACAAGTCAGCTTTGACTTACCTATTACTCCCCTCTATCAAGGGGGCAGGGAAACGAGAGAGTGAAAGAACGCAATGACCATTAAATGTGCAATCTGCGACGAAGAGACCCATGTGATCAAACGTCACTTAGAGGAAAGTCACCCCGACATTAGCGTCGAGGAGTATGTCGCGAAGTACCCCAATGAGCCTCTTCTGAGCCCAAGAGCGCAAGAGGTTCTGGAAGAAAAGAAGAAGGAACGCGAAAAAGCGGTTCAAAGATCTTTGTTGGCTGATGTTAAGCCTCTTTCTGCAAAGAAACTGGCATTTCACGAAACATTCCAAATCCCCAAAGACACTCCCGGTGCTTTGTCGAGCGTTGGGTCAAAGCCGATCCCAATTGCTGTTTATGAGCAGGCGCCCGAGGGGTATGAAGACCTCATTCCAGATATTGATCCGGGCTATATCTTTCACGTCGATAGCCTAAAAACTTTGCTGATCGGGCTGGAAAACAACATTCCCACCTATCTCGTCGGACATGCTGGCACGGGTAAGTCGTCTTTGGTCGAACAAGCATCTGCTTTCACCAAACGCGCATGCCTGCGCATTCAGCACACGGTCAACACCGAAGAAGCCCACATCCTCGGGCAGTACACTGCCCCCAACGGCAAGACAGTGTGGGAGCCGGGGCCCTTGCAGTTGGCGATGAAGTTCGGGCTGACCTATCTCGCCGACGAATACGATCGGGGCATGCCGCAGGTGCTGTCTGTGTATCAGCCTGTGCTTGAAGGCAAAGCGCTCGTCACCAAAGAAGCCCCGCCCGAATGGCGCATCATCAAGCCGCACCCTGACTTCCGCTTCGTTGCAACAGGCAACACCAACGGGTCGGGCGACGAGACGGGCCTGTATCCTTCGACAGCGATTCAGGACTACGCCAACTTCGAGCGCTTCAACCTGATGATCGAAATCGACTGGATGCCCGAGAAGCAAGAGATTGCGGTTGTGGCAGCTCAGGCGAAGATCCGTAAGGAGTTCGCTGAGAAGCTTGTGGTCTTTGCCCGCAAGATCAGGGAGCAGGTCGCATCGGGGCAGATGAACTCACCAATCTCCCCTCGGGCTTTGATCGCCGCGGGCAAGATCGGCTTCAAGATGGGGTCTTTCCAGAAGGGCATTGCTTTCGCCTATCTCAATCGTCTCAACAGCGTCGATAAAGAGGCGGGTTCGAAGGTTGCACAGCGCATCTTCTCGGACTGAGGTCGTGATGTATCAGATCGCCGACTATGAAAAGATGATCTACAAGATGGCGCACCGTGCAGGGCGCCGTCTTACCGCCGCAGGGATCAGCATCGACATCGAGGAGATAGCTCAAGAGGGCCGTCTCATCTTCTCTCGGGCCACTCAGAAGTACGACCCCAACAAAGCCGCCAAGTTCTCGACCTATCTCTATGGGGCCTTGAACAACAGTCTGAACCGCTTTTGCGACCAGCAAAGCGATGCCCATGTGCCGGGCGTCTCACTGACCGACACAATGGGTGATGACGGGTCATCCTACAGCGATGTCATCGCCGACGAGAATGCCAAAGACCCCGTGGCCCTGATCGAAGCGCGAGAGCAGGCGATGGAGAACCTCAAGTGCTTCGACATCGAGGCCCGCAGGGTGCTGGTTGCCCTGATGGCCCCGAGCGAGGCGCTGCGCAATGAAGTGAAGCGCATGCAGGCATTCAAGCAAGAGGCTGCGCGCCGCGGGTACGCTGCCCCGCGCGTCACCTTCGGGGTCGAGGCGATCATGATGGTCATGGGCTACGACGACGACACAAAGCGCAAGGTGCGCAAGGACATCAAGACATTCATGGCAGAGCAATGACAAACACCGCAAAGCTATCAACAGCCCCCGGATGCATCGGAAGCCCGACAATGCGTGCAATGGAGCATCCCATGTGCACCACATGCGTTTTCCGCACAGCTTGCGCCAAGCTAACAGGTTACTACCAAAAGCAGCTGGTCGAAGTGGTGGGTGAAAACGGCATCCACAAACCCGCCCGGAAGCGTGACATTTCACCCACGGATCAGATCGCCCCGAGGATCAGCGGGGAAGAACTTTCGGAGAAAACGACTTTATTTCTCAAGGACTTGCAGTCTCTAGGGTATAATAAGAAAGAGCTTAATGATCTTCTAAAGACTAAGGGGCGCGGAGGCACTGAGAGTAGGAAGTTCCCGTGGCTTTTACCTGCGATCAAGGAGATCAGCTCGGGGTGTACGACAGCCGACATTCGTAAGGTGATCAACGCTCACGGCATCAAGGGAACGATGGCTGCATCCCGGGCCTCACAGTTCATCAAAGTGCTCTGCCACTACGGGCTGGTGCGGGATGACGAGGCGACATCGAAATACGTTCCGACGACAGGAGAAATCACATGAAGCTAGCTGCGGACATCAAGACCCATTTCAGTGTCGGGGAGGCGTTGCTAACCCCCGAGGAGGGTGCCGAGCTTTGCGCCCAAGCGGGATATGAGGCGGCCGCCATCGTCGATACGATGACAATCTCGGCAATGCCTGACTTCACGAAGGCATGCGACAAGAACGGGATCAAGCCGATCATCGGGGTACGCCTCAAGATCGTCCCCACGCTTGAGCAGGAGAAGAAGCAACCCACCTGCTATCCCGTCCTCTACATTCTGAGCAGCGAGGGCTTCAAGGTCGTCACGAAGCTCTTGTCGCTGGCGAATGACGAGGAGCATTTCTACTACGTCCCGCGCCTGACTTGGGATGATGTGATCAACGCCCTAGAGGGCGCTGAAGGACATGTCGCATTCGCGACAGGGGCGCTCTACAGTGCGCTCCGCGACCCTGACATTGGGGCAGTATTAGCCCGCGTTGCAAACGCGCTAGGGCGCGCGCATACATACATCTCCGTCACGCCCTGTCACTCTGCGGTATGGGATCGTCAGGCAGTCGAGGGCTATGAATGGGCGGCGAAGTACAATCTACCCATCCTGCTCAAGCGCCCCATGATCTTCGCCGAGAGTGATCAATGGGATCGTCTCGGCACGATGGGGGCGATTGCGACCAACAAGAAACACACAGGCTCGTTCTCTGCATGGGTGAAGGACTATCACCCCGAACCCGCAGGCACGCTGATGGGTGATGCGGTCAAGCAATTCAAGCGCCTGCAAAGTCTCTATGGCATGACAGCGGGTGGTGATCTGCTGAAGGCAGCGACAGGCAATTGGGCGACGCTCTGCGATGCGGTGACGTTCAAATGGTCAAAGCTCGATGTCTCACTGCCCCGCATGGCGGAAGACGAGAATGAAGCCCTCAAGAAGGCAGCTGTGGAAGGGCTGCGCATGCGCTTCGAGACAGGCACCTTCGGCAACAAGCAAGCGACATCGGCGAAAGACTACGCAGAGCGCCTGAAGTATGAGCTGGGCGTCGTCATGGAGATGGGCTTTGCCAACTACTTCCTGCTCGTGCGCGAGATCACCAGCTACTGCAAGGAAGTGGGCATCATGGTCGGGCCGGGGCGGGGCTCTGTCGGCGGGTCGCTGCTGTCTTATGTGCTGGGCATCACAGATGTGGACCCGCTGCGCTTCGATCTGATCTTCGAGCGCTTCCTGAACCCTGAACGGATCGACCTTCCCGATATCGACCTCGACTTCATGTCAACACGCCGGCACGAGGTGCTCGAAGAGCTGGTGCGTCGCTACGGGCAAGACCACGTTGCGAACATCTCCAACTATACCTCGCTGCAATCGCGGGCCGCCATTCAAGACGTGGCGCGTATCCTCGATCTGCCCATGCAGTACCGCGGCGTCTCGAAAACGATCCCCGAAGAGCAGGGCACGGCTGTGCCGCTTGAGCGGGCAATCGAGGAGATCCAAGAGGTCAAAGACTTCGCGAAGGACAACCCTCGGGCCTGGGAGCTTGCCTGTGCGCTTGAAGGGCGCATGCGGTCCCTATCGAAACACGCCGCGGGCGTTGTTGTGGCGGGCGAGCCTTTGATCAATCGTGCCGTTGTCGAGCGACGCTCAGGCGAGCCCACGGTCAATTGGGATAAGCGCGTCGTCGAGGATATGGGCCTCATCAAGATCGACATCTTGGGCCTATCGACACTCGACCTCATTCAATACGCCTTGAACAAGATCAGGGCGCGAGGGCGAGAGGTGCCTGATCTGACGAACATTCCACTGGACGATGCGACAGTGCTGGAGAACTTCGGCAAGGGTAAGACTGTCGGCGTGTTCCAGTTTGAATCGGGCGGGATGCAAAAGCTGCTGAAAAGCATGGCGCAGCTCGACCCGCTGACCTTCGATGATCTTGCCGCTGCAACAGCCCTCTACCGCCCGGGGCCGATGGAGTCGGGTCTGATGGATGAGTATGTGCAGATTAAGCAAGGTTCGATGCGCCCACACTATGACCACCCCTCGATGCGCCCGGCGCTAGAGGAGACGATGGGCGTCATGGTCTATCAGGAGCAAGTCATGCGCGTCTCGCGTGACCTTGCGGGCTTCACAGGCCCAGAAGCTGACCACCTGCGTAAAGCGATTGGTAAGAAAGACCGCGAGAAGATGGCGACGATGGGCGATCAGTTCATTCAAGGCGCTGTCAAAGCAGGCATGATCGAGAATGACGCGAAGGAGCTATGGGACAAGATCGTCCTCTTCGCGGGCTACTCCTTCAACAAGTCGCACTCGGTCGAATACTCGCTGATCTCCTATCAGACGATGTGGCTCAAGACCTACTTCCCGCTGGAGTTCTATGCAGCCGCCATGACGATCGCCAAGAGCGACAAGATGCCAAGTCTGCTGCGCGATGCGCAAAAGTCAGGCATCATCGTTGCCCCGCCTGATGTGAACGTCTCGACAGCCGAGTTTGAGATTGCCGATGAAGGCACGTTGGTCGCGCCCCTGTCGGCACTCAAAGGGCTGTCTGAGAAGGGGACCAATCTGATCATCGAGGAGCGCAAGAAGGGGCCGTACAAGAGCATTGAGGACTTCACTGCCCGTCTGCCTGCGCGCAACGTCAACAAGACTGTGCGGGGCAATCTGGAGCTTGTGGGGGCATTCGCCAACATCGACAAGGAAAGCCCCGCAGCGACAGACATTCGACGCCGTGAAGATCAGCTGGTGCTCATGCCCGATGTCATGCTCGGCGGGACAGTCGTGACGCGCGACATTCCCAAAGACAAGAGCACAAAGGAGCTGTTGCTGGGCGTTCTCAACGACCCTGAGATACGCTCCAAGCCCGCTTTTGAGGGCAAGCCCTTCGTTGCCCCGCGCATGGGCAGAGCGCCCAAGTTCATGGCGGTCTTCGATGGCCCCACAGCGTCTGACCTCAAAAGCAAGAAGGGCCAGTTCACATCAGGCAATGCCTTCGAGACCCTTGCGGAGATCTTGGAAGCCCACGGGCTGTCCGTGCAAGACGGCTATTGGACGGGTCTGAACAAGGTGCCCAAGGAGGGTGACGAGAAGTTCTACACGGGCGCGCAGATCGCCGCGAACAGCCTCATTCTCAAGAAGGAGATGATCTTGCTCAAGCCCCAGGTGATCTTGACGCTCGGGACTGCGGCGATGCGCTTCTTTGACCCCAAGATCAAAGGCGGCTGCCAGGACAACGCGGGCAAAATCTCCTACGTCAAGGAGACGGAACCCGGCGCCGGGAATGACTACAACCTCGTGATCGGGATTACGCCTGGTATGCTGTACTTCGACCCATCACGGGCTGAGCTGCTGGAAGCAGCTGTCGGAACAGTCGCTGAGATGGTGCTGTAAACAAGCTGTGGCAGCACGTCTCATTTGTGTTGCCACAACAGTCAGTGTTGACTAATAAAGAACCCCCAGACAAAGGAGAACAGGATGGGTGAGAAACTGGAAGTGAAACGCTTCGTAGAGCCGGAGCAGCTGCGCGACGACACCACCTTCACAGAGGCGGGTCTCAACGAGGCGATGCTCGAACAGGCGTCTTTGGTTGCATACTACGGCACGCTTGCGGGCGAGGCACAGTACCAGCTCGATCGGTTCAAGCAACTGCTCGACATCAAAGAGGCCCAGCTGGCCCGAGACATTCGCGACGAGGCGGAGTTCGAAGGCAAGAAGCTGACCGAAAAGCAGCTGGAGCAGAAGCTTACGCTGAACATGGACATCATTGGGCATCGCAAGGCGGTCAATGAATCCAAGCAGGTCTATGAGGTCATTCGCAATGCGCTTGAAGCCCTGCGTCAGCGTAAGGACATGATCATTCAGATCGGCGTGCGGCACCGCACTGAGCTGGAAACCCAAGGTCGCATCACCATGGGTGAAGATCGTCAGAAGCAACGCGATGCCGAAGGCAAGGCCCGGGTCAAAGACGTAACGAGTGGCTTGTCGTCCTGATATAAATAAGTCAGGACTTAGTTACTTTTCCCGTGAAGGATGTGACTCATCCTGATATAATGGGTGGGTCACTGGGGCACTGCTGAAAATAGCGACAGCCCTAAACAAAGAAACGCCGAGAAGCGAAGGAACGCAAAATGGCTACCAAACTCGAAGACATCATCAAGAAGACCAAAGAACGCGCGAACAAGGACTTCAAAGACCGCCCCGTGCGCCCGCCAGAGGGCAAGTCGATCTGGCGCATCCTGCCGGGCTGGAACTCCAAAGACCCGATGGTCTTCTTCCACGCTTTTGGGCAGCATTACATCAAGAACACCGAAGGCAAGATCCGTGCAGTCATCGGCTGTAACGATCGCACCTATGACAAATCCTGCGAAATCTGCGATATGATCAGCGACGCCATCAAGTCGGCGCCGGATGATGAAACCCGCAAGGCGATCAAAGACATGCAGGGCGGGCAGACGTACCTTGTGAACGCTGTTCAGGTGGACAAAGACAAGACCAAGCCCGTCTTGCTCCAGTTCTCCAAGAAGCTCTTCGAAGGCTCGCTGATGGACGCGCTGTCTGAATACGGTGCTGAGATGCTCGACCTCAAAGAAGGCAACGACATCATCATCACCCGTGAAGGCAAGGGGCTTGATACCAAGTACACCCTGACCGTTCGTTCGCAGGCGAAATCGACACCCATCGACGACTCCGTGTTCTCGCAGGTCATCGACCTGGACGAATACGTCAAGGACGACATGGAATCTCAGAAGCAGAAGGCGATCGAAGCCATCGGCGGGCATTTGGGCGAACTGCCCAGCGTCACAGGCGGCTACGGCGGCCCCGGTACTTCGGGTGCGTTGGAAGACAAGACTGTCAAAGGTCTTGGCGATGACGACGATGAAGATGAAGGGATCGACGACAGCCTGGGCGGGTACGATGGCGACACCATCGACGGGACCGCTGATGAGGTGAAAGAGCCCGACGAGAAAGAGAAGGCGAAAGCCGAGTCGACTTTCAACGACGACATCAAAGACGAGGACTTGGACGCCATCTTGGCCCAAATCTAACCGTCAGTAATTCCGTCAAGTGGCATTCCCATTGACGGAACCCGCGCAGGCAAGTGCCCACATGGCTCCGACCCAGCTTGCCTGCGCACCCTTATCCCGTTGAAAGGACAGAACATGCGACACACCCTCCTTGTGGATGGGAACAGCATTGGTCACGCTGCCCAAAACTCCAACCCGCTCAAGAGCGGGGAGCAAGAGACCCAAGCCGTTTTCGGCACCCTTCGCACCCTTCATGCCATGACAAAAGCCGCCCCCACCCGTGGTGCGCGCATCATCGTCTTTTGGGACGGCGAAAGCTGGCGGAAGAGCGAGAACCCCGAATACAAAGCCAATCGCGACGACGACCCCGAGCAGGCCCGGAACCGCGAAAGCTACAAGCAACAGCGCCCCTTCATCACCCGCTCGCTCGCCTATTTGGGCATCACGCAGGTTTCGGCCGCCAATCTCGAAGCGGACGATCTGATCGCCTCTGTTGTGCGTGAGAACCAGGGCCGCAACGTCATGACGATCATCTCCGGCGACAGAGACCTCTGGCAGCTCGTCGGGCCGAATGTGCGCTGGCACAACCCGATCAACTACAAGCACAACGCGCCGAAGGTGCGCACCCTGCGCCACGAAGACTTTCACGACAGCACCCAATACGGCAGCCCAATGGCGTTCCTCGAAGGCAAGGCCCTGATGGGCGACGCCTCTGACAACATCGCGGGCGTGGGCGGCATTGGTGAGAAGGGCGCAATTAACCTGCTCGATCACTGGGGCAGCGTGAAGAACATGATCATGGACGTGCGTCAGAACCAATCTGACGCCATCCCTGAGCATCTGCGCCGTTCATATCGCAAGAAGTTCGTCACCTTCGCCAACAACCCCGAAGCGATCAAGGTCTTTGCCGCGAATAAGAAGCTGATGAACCTGATCGACCCCGTGGCACCCGCGCCCGAGGACAAGAAGGTCGTCAAGATCGAGCAGGATATGACGGGCTTTGCCGGCGTTTGCGAGAAGCTCGGCTTCGTGTCGATCCTGCGGGCGCTCGATGCTTGGAGCGAGAACTTCAAGGAGGCGGCGTGATGAAGCTTTACCACTATAGCAAGGCCGTCGGTGAATGGTGCAAGACCTGTTTTGGGCTGACGACGGCGACCGACATCCCCGAGCGCAATCACCGTTTCATGGAAGAAGCGCTGGAGCTTGTGCAGTCGCTCGGCATGACCCGCGATGAGGTCAGACTGCTGGTTGATTACGTCTACAATCGGGAGATCGGCAACCCGCCACAGGAAGTCGGCGGGGTTATGGTCACGCTTGCGGCACTCACTGAGGCAAACGGTATCTGTCTTGAAGATGCTGCCGTGAAAGAACTCGCCCGCATCCGACAGCCAAAGATGATCGAAAAGATCGGCCGCAAGCACATGAGCAAGCCGCGCAACTCACCCCTGCCCGGCGACTACAACTACCCCAAGTAACAGGAGAGCACCAATGGGTGACTTTATGAAAGAACTCGCGGGCGCGATCGGCGGCAATGATGCCCCGACCACCGTGAAGCACTGGCTCGACACGGGCCACCCGCTGCTCAATGACGCATTGTCGGGCAGCTATCACGGGGGCTTTCCCGTAGGGCGCATCGTGGAGATGTTCGGGGGTTCATCCTCGGGCAAGACTGCTATCGCCACGCAATGTATGATCTGCGCACAGCGCATGGGCGGCGTTGCTGGGTTCTTTGACCACGAGAACAGCTTCGACCATCACCTTGCGGCTCAGAACGGGTTGAACGTCGAGGACAAGTGGATCTTCAAACAGCCCGACACCTTCGAGCAGTCCATCGACATCGCG